ATTTGAAGATTACGTAGACAGCCTGTATCTCTTACCGTGCGCTCTCGTGCCGAATTGATGTCATCCGTCAGTTCTTGATCTGACCAGAAGACACCGTTGGCATCGTGCAAGAGCCTACGGACTTCCGTAAGGTAGGAAGCAAGAGTAGCCATCTACGTTCCATTTTCTTACGCAACCCGCTGCTGGCGAGTGGCTCCCCCACCACGCTTTTCAACGTGGAGGGGTACTACACCAACCGCCGAGGGTAACGAGCGGTCTTCTTCAATAAGAGGCGCGTCAGAGATTACAAACTTTGACAGCCTCTCCAATCCTTGATCGAGTTCGGAGTGAAGCTGCACCCAACCCAAACGGGCTAGGTGCGGCTCTTTGTCTGTCTGGCCGTGACCAAAAATAAAGCCTGCTGCCGCTGTCGTGATTTCAACTGGTTTGCCGATAGGAAACTCTACCTGCTTGTAGTTGTACGTCACGACAAGAGGCTTGTCGCTTTTATTGGTAACGAAGACAGTTTCACTCATAGGTTCACAATGTCGCCGTAAACCGTGACATCACAAGTGCCACCACTGACAGCAGTATTGACTTTCACGAACAGAGCGCCAGCAGAGTACACCGTAGTCAGCGTACCCGAGGCCAGCGTCAAGTCTTGATAAGTCGAAGTGCTGCTCACGTTGGACAACAAGGTTGCGCTTGCTACTGCGTTAGATGCGTTGCCATCGCTGGAGGTCAGGATGGAAACGTTGGCAGTAGCAATGCTCTTGTTTGCGTTTGCAACGGTAATGCGGCGAACAATGAAGCTAGTGCCCGTGGTTCCCAAAGTGGCAGCAGCATTGCTGGTCGCGCCAACACTAACGGCTTGGCCCGATGCAATAGCGTAGTTACCAAATTGGTCTGGGTAGTCTGAACTTACATGGTTCGCTTGCATTGCAGACTCCTATCAGGTGTTGTACGTGCCGGACACAGACAGGCCACCGTTGGTAGCCAGCAAGGTCACGGTATCGCTAGACGCAGAGGTCTTGGCAAACACGTTTACACCATCAGAGATGATGACGCCACCAGTGTTAGCAGCAACCAGAGTGGTGTTGGCAGAGCCATTGTTGGCAATCACGCTGGTGTTCGCTTGCGGGAACATCAGGTAAACGCCAGCAGGAATGACGGTGCCGTTGCCAGTGCTGACAGCAGTAACGGTGGTTGTCAGGAAATACGCACCAGCAGTGTTGGTGGTGGCATTTGCCAGAATGATTTTGTTTGTGGACAGTGACATCTTCTACTCCTTACAGCGAGAGGTAGTTGTAGTTGCTGACCACAGTCATAGCTTTCGGCTTGACGTTGACGAGTTCTGCAATCATCAGAACTGCACCGACATAACCGATCTGCCAGTTCGGGAGGGTGGACTCAAAGCCCGTGAACACAAACGAACCTTGCTCGTGGATGTAGAGCGACAGGTAGTTGGTGTTCAGGAAGTACACGGTCCCTTCTGGGCAGTACGGATCGGGGTAGATCGGAACGCCAGCAACCATCAGGGCGCGGAACGCAGCCTGGGGGCCATTCGGGTCGCCATCAAAGCCCGAGCCGGGGGTGATGACGTACTGCTCTTGACCGACAAAGTCTTGAGCCAGCAGGGTCCAGGTGCCGAAACCGCAAACACCGAACGAAGGCATCTCAGCGCCGTTCTTAACGGTGCCGGAGATGTATTGCAGGATGTTCTGACGGGTCGGGTTCTTGGAACCAGCATCGTAGGACTTGGACCGCCACCAGCTATAGGTCGAGCGGTCAATGTTGCCGTAGGTGCCAGAGGCGCTAACGGCAGCAGGCAGACCGATGAACTGCTGGGTGTTGGTCGTGTTGTTGTACAGCGCAGTCGCCATAGCATCCATCATGACGTTGGTCGCATCATTCATGCGAGCTTCGATCAGGGGGATGATGGCTGCGTCTTGCTGAACTGCACCTTCCATACCGAGGAACGGCACGGGAGAAATCATCAGCTTGAGGTCGTACTCAGCGTTGTAAGCGCCTTGCTGGACGGACGGCTGAGCGAACGAGCCGCTGTAGTCAGACCATTGAGCGTTTACGAACTGAGCGCCCTGGACGGGCACAGTTACGGACGACACACCGCCGGAGGCTTGCTGACTGTTAGCAATCAGTGCCGCCATCAGAGGCGTCGAGTTATAAAGTTGAACAACCAGCTTAGGAATGAACGCACGCCGAGTGACATAAGTCAGTTCGGTGAACTGCGAACTACCTGTTGCCGGAAGAATACCGCCACCAATAGGCATGGTTCTCTCCTAGAAAAAAATACCCTCTTTTACAGTCCAATGGGTCGCATTGGTTTGCGAACATCATTGAGCGCTCTCACAGCTTCTTCACGGGCAGCAGTATTCGGGTTCTTCCAGAACTTGTTCAGGTCAAATTGCTTGACGGCTGAAGGTTGATAGCCGGAAGGCGTCGGCACTGCTGCCTGTTTCATCCACTGGTGATACTGTGCCGCAGTCTCATGATCGGCGATTTTCTTCTCCAACATGAGCTTCTCCACGGCATCAATCTCGTCTTCATTGTCTACTAGACCTTTTTTGACCAGAGACTGCCGACGCTTGTCCAGCATTTCCTGGGCTTCTTTTGCCTTCAGTTGTGCTTTGATAGCTTCGTTTTCCTGGCGCATTTGAGTCAGAGCGGAGGTAGTCCGGTCATCAATCTCAAGTTCAGGAATTGGCAGATCGGGATTGACCTTCTTGGTCATACGCAAGAAGTCCTTGCGGGTTTCTGGGTTGTCA